AGCAGCTTTATAGATTTCTAAAGGCGTATTCTTGTTGTTATCAATAAACCGCACGATGTCAGCGCTTGATATTGCAGTGTTACCTGATACCGGTATAGACGCGCCTACGCCTGCCGCCCCTGTCTGCCCACCCTGTATGAGTATACGATTCAATTCACCAAGAGCCGTAACCATGCTCAAGACTTTGGTGTCGATGCCTTGCAATGATGCAGTCTGTTCTTTTGCATCGTCGAGTATCTCATCAAGGCGCATGATTTCAGCGTTAAAGCCATCATCCAATGCAGTCCTGGAAGCCTCAAGCGCGGAAAGTGAACGTTGTGCTAGCAACATTTCTTGATCTACTTTGCTAGTCATGCCGCTTAGTAGCTTGACATTTGCCGCCGTGCTACGCTTAAATTCCAGAACGTTACTAAATCCCGCTTCTGATTGTTGCTGCCCGAGTAGCGCGATAGCGTCCTTGACATTTGAACTATCTGATCCGCCGTTCATTATCTGACTTCTGGCTTGATCTAATGAAAGCGGATTGATGCTATTAACAGAACTCTTCAAAGCCGCTGATACGTCAGCAAGTTTGGCTATGGTATCGCTTACGTCTTTTATGCGCTTTTCAGATTCGATCACTGACAGATTGTACTTATCAGTCAGCTTTGTTTTTTCAGCGTCTATTGATTGTTGCAATCTGGCTAGCGCATTTGTGGCTTGATCGTTCAGATTAAACGCCTGCGATGCTTCGATTGTAGCATCAACTACACCGGTTAAAGCGTCTTTATATTGCCGCACAGATAGGAATAAATCTTGATTTTCGAGCAGCAGCAGAGCAGTTTCATCACCGGCTAGAACTAGCTGTTGAATAAGATCCTTAAATTGATCTTTGGTTATCTCAGCCGAGTAGCCTAGACTACGTAAGCCATCCTCTACAAACTTCATAGGGACGGCCATACGTTCAGCTTCAGTCAAGAAATTCGCGCTGAATTTAGAAGTCAATTCCAGCAAGTGATCTGTGCCGCCAGCAATCTCTACATAAGCTGATCTGGTTTCCATTCCCAAACTCGATACCAACTTGTTGGCGTACTCAGCCGAAGCACCAAGATTGATTGCGCCCTGTTTTAACGACATAAACTCATTGTTCAGCCGTGTAAATGTAGCGAATGAATCCTCCCCAACTTTCCGAAACTGATCAACAGCAGGAATAACATTCCTGGCTAAACTATTACCTATGCCGGTCAGCATTTCTGTGATAGCTTCTTCAGTTAGCTGCTTGCCCTTCTCTGATTTGATTTGTAGAGTCTGCGTAAAGGTATCGACCAAATCAGTGCTTAAGCCAAGATTCTCAGCGAATCCGTGCGCTGATGTATAGAAGCTTTTGATAGCAGAATCAAATGTTTTCTGTTGATCATCGGTTAATTGCTCAGTAACAGACTTGTGTTTATTACCAACAAGCAATCCACCTTTTGCCCTGAATACATTAGTTAGATCACCATCAAATCCACCGGAGCTAACATTACCTTGTAATGATTGCTGCCTAAACTTCATAGGGCCGTGACCAAATAAACCAGCCAAGAAGCCACCTATTACCGGGATCATCTCAGCGCCCCCCAGGGTTTTATTACCGCCAAACAATCGGCCTGCAATATCCACCGCGATTAATGGTCCAGCTATTGCCGCCATTGATGCAGCCGATGCACCTAATCCAGCAGTGACACCCATACCAGAACCACCGAGAGCAGTTCCAGCGCCACCTATGAATGCAGTCCCTGCGCCACCAGCCGCACTGAATGCGCCAGCCCCGGCACTGCCTAACATGCCTGTACCAAATGAGCCAAGCGCACCCGGTAACATTGACAAGCCGCGCCCAAGCAATCCAGTTATACTGGACATCCCGCCGCGAAACATTGACATCATACTTGTTCCCATGCTTGCCAGATTAAACGCGCCCGCTATATTTCCAGCACTTCCAGCACCGCCGCCACCTACTCCAAACATTGAACTTAATCCGATGCTTTGAGCGATCCGCAATGCTGCGAATTCTGAAGCGATCCTACCCACCGCAATCGCCACATTCTTAACCATGCCATTCAAGCCATCGTCAAAAAAGTTAAATATAGAATTGGCTAATGTGCTTTGAATGTTACGACCAGCTTGCATCCATAACTGACTGACTTCGTCCGTTGTTCTTTGGGTGCTTGCTGCTACCTGCTTATTGGTAACATTAAGTTTAGCCAGCGCACGATCATAAGTCTCAATTGTCAAGTAAGGTTTAAGCCGGTTTAATTCTTCCAGCTTCTGGTTATAAAGCTCTTGCTCAGTCGCTACCGATTGCGTTATATCACGCGCGCGCTTTGCCTCATCCTCATACTGTTTGAGTAGATAAAGCTGCATATTAAAAACTTTGTTTTGTTTCTCTGTCGCGCGTGTGGCAGTGGCCGTAACTGTAGGCAAGACTGCCTGAAAGTCAAGCAATGATTTTCTACCTGAATCAGCGCCCTCAATAGCCTTGTCGCCATCAATAATAGACTTGACAAACTCAGCGTTACCTTTTGCGGTTTTTGCTATGTTATCGAAGTACTTGTCACCGGCAGCAATCGCGCCTTTGAAATCAAGATTAATTAGAGCGAACAATTGTCGACCAACGCCATCAATCGCAAAGCCCAAAGACTTAAGCGCGCCGGCAGCAGTAGCGACTGCTATCACGATACCTTTGAGTGCCATTCCTAGACCGCTACCAATCGAATTAAACAATTGAGCCGAGCCGCTAACTTTAGTAAACGCAGCCCCTATGTCATTCAATGCCGGAAGCAATCCAGCGACAAAGTTATTCTTAGTAGCCGTGACATTGCCGCCAAGCATTACAAGGATATCGTTAAACCGATCGGAGTCTGTGGCGAGTTTCTGAGTGAAGCCTGAAGCAGTGCCATACGCTTCTATCTGCGCTTGCAATGCCGCTTTGCCTTCGTTCAATAGTGGTATTAGTTCCCGGCCTGACTTGCCGAATATTTCCTGAGCGAGAGAAGCTTTTTGTATGCCGTCGCGCATATTAGCGAAACGGTCAGCGACATCCAGAAGTACCTCGTTAGATGTTCTGAACTCGCCGTTTGCTTGTTTTGATGATATGCCCAAAGATTGTAGAGCCGTAGACCCTGCAACTATGTTTTTCGACATGATGCCGACCGCCTTAGCCACCTGATCTAATGACGATCCGTTAAGCGCCGCGACCTTTTCAAGCCCTGCAAGTTCCGTAATAGTAAGGCCGGTGATCTTCTTCAGGTCGTTCATCTTATCGGCAGCGTCAACCACGCCCTTGATCATGCCGGTAAAGAATGATACAGACAAGCCAACACCAATCGCGCCAAGAGTTTTATTGATTCCTGCTACGGTACTGGCTACGGTATTTTTAGCCGTGGCCATGTCTTTGGATAGCCGCGCAAGATCCGCAGCCATTTGAAACTCTAAGACCCCGACGACAGCCATTTCAATGCACCCCTAACTTTATCTGCAACGGCTTTAGCATTTTGATCTGATAACTCCTCGGGTTCGTAAGGTGCGTTTGATTTCTTATCGTTATACTGCGACATATACTCACGCGATAGTTTGCGGATAAAATCAAATTCCCATGCTTCTAACTCTATGCCGCTTTGCCTACTCCATGACTCTATTTCTACGCTCGAAGCATTGTCGAAACCAATGTCTCTTAAGTACCCTACGATGTACAGCCCGTCACATTCCGGCATATCTGCAACCATGCCATCCGCTTCAAGCTGCTGTATTCTGCTAATTTCCTGCTTATCCGGTATGACCTGATACCAAGCCATCTGCCGGACGTAAACACTTAGTTCGTCGTAGAGCCTTTGGTAAAATTTGACCAATCACCTAAATATTCGGCAACTTGATCCGCAATAAAGCCTAGCGATACATCAGAATAAACGGCTTTGTACAATGCCTTTCCTTCAAGCTTGTCATACTCAAGACCTTCAAAGCTGTGCGTACAATCTGCCAAGTAATTGGATTTTTCTTCAGCCATGCTCTCTGGTGTTTGATCTGCTTTGCCTTTCTTGCGTAGCGTGTCTATTGTTCTGTTGCTGCGGTTAGCCTGAGCCTTTGCGAATTGTTTAGATCCTGGGCTATAAACTACGATCACAACGCCCGGTATTAATTCGCCGTCTGCGTCTCTAACTTCAATGCGCCCAGTTTGTTCAACGCTATATTTTCTGATATCCATGTGTGGCCTTTTAGAGTGGTTTGAATCAATATGCCTGTACTCAAAGCCCCACCCACTCTAAATGGGCAGAACTCCGAGCCAGTGCCTTTTTACACAGTTCCAACGATGATAATGTCGTAAGTAACACCAGTACCGCTAGAACTGTTTGTAATCTGTAACAAGTCTGCTGTGGTAGCAGTCAATGCGTAACCTGTAGCATCAGGCGCAACCACACAAAACATTCCGCCCGGTTTAACGCTGATAAAGTCAGCAACGTCTCCAAATATCGAAGCTATCCCGGCTGAAGCATCACCACCAACTTGCACATCATTGGTATTTGAAGCCGCAGCTTTAACGATAATAGCCTTGATTTTAGTAAACGCTATGGCTGTACCAAATGCATCAGTTAATGCCGTGCCTGATAAGTCCAGATCCTCAGCAGCGGATGCCGCCAATGTTCTGGTATCAACAAAGACCATATTGGCTTGATTCGCTCCGGTTCCATTTGTGAAAGAATAGTTGGCGCCAGTCTTTGCCGGGTAGCTTACTTCACCAATATCCAGACCCTTAACAAGATCCAATGCTACCGCTAAATTAATACTTCCTTGTAATGTGGTTGCCATTATGCTAACACCTCAACTATGATTGTTCCGCCCGATTGACCTGTAATTGCTAACGCGCATTCGATTTTAGGAATGTCATTAGCGCCGCCCGGTGTAACTGGCATACTTGTGATCATGCTCATGAAATAAAACTTATCACCATTAGGCATTGTCACTAACGTGCTGTATGCGTTTTGTGAAGCCAGTGCGGCTTTAAGTAGGATCTGTCCAGCGTCATCGGTATCCTGTGCAATCGTGATACTCGGTGAACCGCCGTCTTTTGTACCCTTGAACTTTTGCAGAATGCCTGTTTCCAGATCCGTGAAAGTCACAATTTCTTGAGTAGTGCCGAACGCGCCAACATTTTCTACGCTTCCGATTTTCGTGTATGAAAGAGCAGCATATCCGGCCGCGTCATAAGTCGCAGGCACAGAAGCCGATATTTTTAATGTAGTGCCTAACGCTGTATTAACTGCCATGCTTAAGTACTCCTTTGATATTTCACCATAAAGTCAACCGACTGCATAAAAATCCCTGTTTCCATGTCATGAAAATCAGGCCCTACAAATTCCCTGGTAATGCTCTTACATATCACAGTATCATCAGCAAGTGATATCCATTTCTCTACCGCTTTACATGCTTTCTGTGCTGTTCGCATGTATGATTTTTGATCCGGGTAATTCTTTGTAACGATTGTTACTTGCACCCTTTCTGATTCAAGTTCCAGAGGCTCATCGTCTGATAGCGTCTGATGTTTATTTCCACTGATCTGCATAACACCAATGGCGGGTAACGCTGTGCTTTGTGGCATAACACCAGCCATGACCGGGATGCTAACTTTAGCCATAAGTAACTTACGAATAATCGAAACTCCGCTCATTCTCCGATGCTCAGATCAATGTCGCTGGTGTCAATGCCGTGCTTAGTCTGTAGCCTACCCCTGATGTAACTAGCAGCAGCCAAGATTGCATTGTTACTTTGTGCGTCGACAGCAGGCCGTAAGAATGGTTGCGATCTAACACCAGGATGATTGATTTCACCCTTGCCGCCATCACTCAGGCTATGCGCGCGTGCGCCTGTAAGCTCGATAATGTGCGCGTAATAAACATCCGCCCCGGTCTTTCTTGACTTGCCGCCAGCATACAGGCTAGCAGTGACCTTACCTTCACGCTTTCTTAGTCTTGCTGATATCCTGATACTATCTCTCAGCGCGCCTGCATACAGATTGTATTTTATTTTGTTGTTCTGTGATGGTTCGCCCACCGGTGCATTTGATACCGCAGCGTCTTTAATTGGTTTTAATCCAGCACGCAAAGCCCCGCGCATAATGTTTGCTTCTAACTTGACAGGGAATGCCTGCAAGTAAGCATTCAATTCTGCCAGACCTTTTACGCGGATTTCTGCCATTACTCGACCAAAATATAAAAAGTACCTGTTTTAACGTTGCCGCCCTGTGCAATTACTATTTTAACTCGATCATTAGCCAAAGCGATCTGATCTAATACAGCACTTCCACCAGCAGCGTATAATGCCGCGACTCCTGCCGTGCTATGCACTGCTTGACGTGGTGCTACTGTAACTGTGGCGTTAACGTCCGCCTGAGTCCAGATAGTTTCGCCTGTGTTTTCTGCCGTGATCGTGAAATCAACACCCGCAGCGAAGTCTGTTTTAACATATGCGATATGAACTATCTTGCCGCTAAAGGATGCACTGTAAGCAGTAGCAGAACCATCAGCTATGGTTGTTACTGGCACTGTAAATCTTTGGATGTAACTCATACGCTGTATTTCTCCACAACAAACTCGATTAAGTCTTTATGTCCTATTTCTGCCGGGCCCGAAACAATTTGGTAAAGCTTATCTTCGATTAGCATTCGCATAGTGTTATCTATGTCAGTCCTGTAAATCATTCTGATCCTTGATTGATCAGCACTAACCTCTAGTCCACTTAAAACCTTTTCTGATCTCGATGGCAGCACGTCCATCTTTTCGCACCAAACCGTTGCAAGCGGTAACCAGGTTATCTCTTCAGTTCCGTAATCAGTATTAACATTCACATATTTATACTGTATTTCACAAACCCGGTTAAGCTTGCCACTACGCATAAGTTAACGAAACTCTGTTATCCCATATCTGAGTAAAAGCACCGCCGTCAGCTTGCAGAATAACTCCTGTAGCAATCGTCTCGCGCATGATAGACCACGTGGCCGCACTGGTTGCGGTGCCTGGATCTGCCCATCCGTTGTAAGCGTATGTTGCACCAACATCAGATTGAAATATTTGCCGTTCGCTAATTGCGCCGCTGGGGTCGAGTACAAAAGCCATTAAGTGTATCTCCTGATTGTGTCCAGCATGGCATTAACGCCAAGCGGTAAAGTCGTTGCGATTGTCCCCGTAATAAAGGACTCTCGGTTGTTATACATGCTGCCGATTATTAGGTGCATCGCAGTGGTCGCTGCACTTGGTACAGTGGCATATCCGACTGTGTATGTGATCTTAATCGGGTTGACATCATTTAAAGTTGTAGTTGGCCAGTTAGAGTCAGAGTTTAAAACTAACCGCGCAGTCTCGCTCACCAAATCAGCCGTATAGTCAGTAAAAGCAGTTCCGTTATAAGTCAGAGAAGCAACCGATATAACCTCAGACTCTGGTAATGTAATAACGCCATCAGCAGGCCAACTATCTAAATACAACTCCCAAACCTGACTGACTAACCTTTTACCTGTGTAATGCTCGACATATTCGCGAGCCGCTGTTATGAGTCGACTGATTAAGTCATCCTCATAATCGTAAGCATCAGCGTCTACGTCTGTTACCGCCAGCCTTAAGTTTAGTTTCGCTTGCCTCAGGCTTATCGGTTCCGTTGCTGGTGCTGTTTTCAGTTTGCTTATCAATTACCAACTCCGCCCAATGTTTGCCTAAAAATACCCCGGCCAAATCCTCGCACATGTTGTATTCAACGCCAGCGGTAAAGTCTTTGATGTGAAATCCATCCTCTGACCCGCGCTGGCTTGATAACATCCTAACTTTAAGCGTCATATCCCTGCAATTCAATTAAGAATTTACCAGCCGTATAAGTCCCGACCGTTGCAGCTTCGCCGTTGCACAAATACAAGTAAGCATTAGCAGCAGGAACGGCAGACAAACCCTTAGTTAACCCAAGAGTCCAAGCAGCGCCTGCGGTAACTAAAGCCGTTTCTGCTAGTGTACCGATACCCGCATCAAATACGCCGGTCGCTTCAGTCGCCGAGTACAAATCAACGTCATCCGCTCCGCCAGCAGGAACTTCGAGACAAGTCATCGAACCTGATAGGATCGTGCCGTTTCTGGCTGCCGTGATCTGCCCAAAGTAAGCAGCGCTAGCACCTGTCCCGATAATATCCAGGTCGGTAGTAGACGTACCTAACCCGGTTAAGTCAATCAAGAATCGTGTAGTTATGATGCCACCAACTTCGAAAACACTTGACTTGATAACAGTCCCAGTTCCGCCCGAAAAACCAGCACCGGGCGTGCCATTTGTGAAAGCGGTAATATCTAAAGCGGCAGAGCCGCTAAAGACCATGCTTTCGTTACCCTGTGGGAAATTTATAGGCATAATTAATCTAAGCCTACTTTGGTATTAACTACAGTCGATCCTTGTGTTACAGGCATGTTTGTTGGGTTAAACTGTATCGCCAAGATAGAATCGAAAGGCGCGTCAGCAGTCACATGAAAGATTTGTGCTTCAATGTAACGACTGTTAACTTCTTGAAATTCAAGCAATACGCATTTATCGTCGTAAGTTGCAGCGGTCGCAGTTCCTGTGGGAAAGTCTGTGAGCAAGGTCATTGCGCCTGTGTCGTTAGTATCACCAACGGCAGCTTTTAACGATACGACTGAGGTGTCCAGAACGTTGCCCATTTCAGCAATAAACATTACGCTCTTGTATCCCTGCATGTCTAGAATGGTTGCTTTTGTTGGTGTAGCACTTGCAGAGCCAGCGCCGCCAGCATGAATCCGCACAACGTTACAATTTTTAAGTAATCCGGCCATTTTCAATACCCCTTAAGATACAGCGATTTTCAGTTTACGGACAGCTTCTGGCAATACAACAGCACTGCCTGAGCGTTTACGTGCGCGGAATACGACCAAGCCATTATCAGCCTCTGTCATGAAGTCAGCCTGAAAGCTTATGCCGATACGGTCAACGATCTTGTAAGCGCGTCTGATATCGCCATAGATCACAGGGTATGTATTAGCCGCTATGTCTGGCATGTCCGGCAATTCAACGTAAGGTACGCCGTTGATGGTATTAGGTGCTGCGTTTGCAATACCTGGAACCCACAAATACCCGCCCATGCCGTCTTTAAGCTTGCGAACTTTGCTCAGTGTCAAGCGATTCATTCCCAGGATTGCATTAGCTGCGTATCCGGTTTTAATACCGTATATGAGGTCAAGCAAGCCGTCAGCAGTGATAGCAGTTGCATCGCCTGATGCCGTGTAGCTAACGTCAGCATTGGTCAAGATACCCTCGCCTTGATTAGCTGCGTTAATGCCTGAGATATACTCGATTCCTTCTTTAACTGCGAACTGTTCAGCAGCATCTTCGCGCAATTCTGCAATCATGTCGTAGCCAGCATCCTCAAGCATTTGCTGGGAAATGGCTATACGTGCGTACATTTCAGGCGCTTTGATCTCAATCATCCCGTAGGTAGGATCACCGGTATTCGTGCGGGTTTGAGTCTCACCGATACGAGCAGCAGAACCGCTAGTAAGTTTCTTAGGTTGCTTCAGGCTATCGCCGCCAATTGTGCGAACTGTAGCCAGCGAGCGAATCGGGGTTGTTTCGATGATTTTTTTGATAATCATCGTTTCCATTTCAGGAGGAGCCAGCAAGTATCCAGCACTAATGTCATCAGCCTTAACCAATGAGTTAGTGTATTTGTTGATCACTTCCAGATCATTACGGTCACGCTCATGAGCAGGACGGCGCATTACGCGGTCAAACGCATAGGCTACTTTCTTGTGATCTTCAGCAGCAACACCAGAACCAGGACGATTGATAACTTCTTCAATGCGGTCTAGTTGTTCTTGTTGTGCCTTGGCTTGCGCTTCTTGGAGTGTTAATTTTTGATTTACTGCCTCATGCGCGTCTAAGACTGTAGAAATCTTGGCTATCTTTGCGTCAAGGTCGGAACTGTGTTGTTTTAGGTTTGCATCGTTCGCTTGTTTAAATTCATTGAACGCCTGCATTACTACTTCTGTCGGATCTGCCATTACCAATTTCTCCGGTTAAGTCTTTTAAAAATACGGCCAATTTCTCGGCTGCTTCTTGTCGACCATCACCGTCACGGTAATCGAAATCTGTTTGTTGCGTTAAAGCTATGATTCTTTTTGCTTGCGTCTGTGAAAAGCCTTCAACATCGCGCAGAACTCTTTCCAACTCTCGCACTTGCGGAATATTGCACAATTCATCAAGTATGTCAACTGGTGTATGCAGAAAAGAATTAAATATATTTGATCGTGCATAATTCTCTCTTCGTTTTGCCGGTATAACACTATCAGCAAAGCCAGCATCAACAGCCGCTTGACCTTTAAACCAAGTCTCAGCGGATACCCAATCTGTCAACTGCTTTGTGTTTTTGCCTGTTCTTGCTGCGTAAATGTCGATAATGCCAGATTCAAGGCTATCTAAGACTTCAGCTTCTTTTCTCATTGAGTCAGCATCGCCCATCGCCATCGACCAGGGTTTATGAACCATAATATGCGAGCCCTCAGTTATACGAATTTCATCGCCTGCCATCGCTATAACAGATGCAATGCTAGCAGCTACGCCATCAATGGTAACGGTAACCCTTGCTTTATGCTGGCTGAGAGTGTTATAGATCGCCTGACCCTCAAACACCGAGCCGCCGCCTGAGTTTAATCTGACGTTAAGATTACCCACGTCAAGAGCTACAACCTCACGCGCAAAGTCGTTTGCTGATAAACCGTCCATCCACCCACCGATATCGCCATAAATAAATACGTCAGCGACCTCGTTAGATAGGCGGTTCACTCTCCACATTCCCGCCAAAGCTTTGCGATCCTGGCTCAACATAGTATTCATTTCCGCCCTCATATGGGTTCATATCTTCAAGTTGTAAAATCTGGTTTGGATTGAATGCTTTCATCCGGTACATCTTGTCATAAAAGTTTGATCTGGTTTCTGATGTTCCGCGCATAAGTGCATTGGCATTAAACTTAGAATAAAAACCGCCCAGGCGATCTTGTTCTGACAACAAGTTACAATCAATGCTTTGCTCGAGTCTGGTATACCAAGGCATTAGCGTGTGCGTAACGTGTGCCAAAAACATCTGTTCTGCACTGGCATAAGTTGCTGCCTTGTCTGCCTGCCCAATCATGATTGGCATAACGCGAAACGCCCTGCATATTTCTTCAATCTGGAAACGTCTATTTTCTATTGTTTGAGCATCAGCGCCAGTCATGGTGACAGGGTGAAATGTTGCTTCACGATCCACAACGAACGGACGAAAACGATTTGCGCCGCCGATAGATTTCTCAATCCATGCGGTCAAATCTTTTGATTGCTTCTCGCTAAGATTGCCTTTTACTGAGTATATGCCGCTTGTCTGTACGCCTGAGGCATGTAACGAGTTTTGGGATTCTTCAATATTTATAGCTAGCCCGATCGCTTCACGCGCATACTTTATAGCCTGCATACCCTCGTAAGTGTTCCACGTTGGGCCGCGCACATGCCAGATTAACTCAGCAGGAAAGTTCCTTTGTTCGCCATTTGCTGACACGTCATACGATAACTTTCTAGTCTTATCGTCCACTTTTATCGTAACCGTGTTTGGCTCAAAAGGTATTAATGACTTGATCTGACCGCGAACTCGATTTTTAAACGCAAAGAAGTTACCAAGCAAGGCCGCCTGGAATATCATGTTTTCGCGGAATTCAAATGACGTTTGCCATTCGTTAGGCTTTAAGTACAGTAGATTGTATAGCGGATGATCTGAAGCTGGGTTCTTGTTCTCACCCTCAGATTTATAAATCTTTAAAGGAACTTGTGCGATGCCGTCAGAGATAACGCGCAAGCAATCAAATACAGTGGTTACACCAAGCGCGGTCTTGGCATTTACAGCAACATTTGCTTTTGATACAGACCCACCGGTTAACCATTCCGCAATTGGAGATTCCATTGTAATGGCATTGCTACGTTGCGGAAATAGTTTGGCTACTAAGCTCATTCTTTTTTATTCTGTTTAGCCATTGCGCCACCCGCAAGCATCAAGATAAACCCTATAACAGCATAACAGACCCAAGGCTCAAACATCCACAAGCCATAAGCGAGCAGACCGAGTCCAAACAACGTAATAAAATCCGCTAAGATTCCCAGAATGACTTTCCTTCACTTGCTGGATTCAAACTCATAAGCTGAACAGCATTGAATAGAGCCATTAAGGGATCTATCTTACCGCTGCCGCTCGCCTGTTTTGTGATCATAACTGCATTTTCTTTTGGTGTAACCCTTGCATTACCACAACACCAAGTCATTAAAGGCTGCTCCGCATGGTGCATTTTACCTTCCGCAAGGTGTCGTTCGGCAGTCTTAATAGCGCCTTGAAGCTTCCATCCTTGACTGATGCCTATAATTTTTTCTTCAGGTATTTCATAATCTTGCAATGCTTCTAGTATACCACCAAGCCCATGGGGATCTACCCCGATCATATCCAGCTTGCCGCTATCATACACTAATTTACATATTTCCGCAACTTGTACCACATCATCGCCTATCCTGTCAACAATTATTAGATCGCCATGTCGTGCAAAGTCTTTAAACCTTGCCGCTTCTTGCTTTCTTTGTATCAAAACAGACGGATGCGCCCATGATTTTATCCAGACGATCCACTTTTTAGACTGTTCATGACGACCAACTACAGCCAAGCCAAGCAAATCATCAAGCCCACCGCCATCAATTCCGATGTCGATAACCTCGCATTCATCCAATATGTACTGTAAATTGATGCTTTTATCAGCGTTTTCCTGCCAATAATCTGCACCGGCCCAGCGATCTGACCGCAAATTGATACCGATTTCGACGTTTAAATGCTTGGCCATTACACCAATCATTGATTCTTCGCCATCTTCACCGGCTCGCTGTATCTTTGAGACAAGGAATTCTTCATCTACAGACGCGCCCAGGTTAGGATTTGTCACATAGAAATTCTTCGGGTCCTTGTGTTCATTAGCTTTCAGCATGTACTCGGGGAATTCGTAAAGCACCGGAAGGAATTTGTTATCCTTGATACGCCCATCACGAACGCCACGCCCATACAATAATTTCTTCAGAAAGATACCGGCAGGAGGCGAATCGCTCTGTGTTGTGGTGTAAATGGTGCAACCTTCCGGCCGTGATGCCAATCCGCCAGTAGCCTCGGTCAGCATATTCTCTGCGTTTATCTTCTTTCCGAACGCATGAAGCTCATCCACTAGGGTTATGATGCCCTTCTTACCCGATACAGTCTCGGATTCTGCCGCGATAACTTTAAGATATGAATGATTAGTGCGGTGCTTTATCAGCCGCAAATGCTCTTGCACCTGAAACAAGTCTGACAATTCCTCGTCATAGCGCACCATGTCACGAGCAGGGCTGAACGAATTAGAAGCCACCTCAATGGTAGGAGCGATAATGTAGAACTCACCAGACGGTCGCCAGTTCCTGATTAAAGCGGTCATCATGATACCGGCAGACAACCCGCTCTTGAAATTCTTCTTGCTAACGTGAAGCAGGTATTCTGTGATTAGCCGCCTGCCATTCTCGACATCGTAAGACCCAAACAACGTGCATACAAAATCGAATATCCAGGGCCTGCACATTTCGCCCATCGTAGGAGTCCCGGGCATATCACCAATGCGTAAAGACTTGAATATGTCTAACGCGGCATTGCCCTCATCAGGAAAGATAGGAGGCGATGTTATTAATGATTCACCTTCTACTATGCGCCGCTCCCAGTCTTTACATTCAGTCGTCCAAACA